CATTGTCAGAATCCTATCTGAGTAAAGGATGTCCGATATAATATATCTTGCTATAACATAATTGCAATGCCTGTCTGAGCTCAATGTTTTACCTACTGGAACCCCAAGTAACCCACAAACCTTTAAAATGATTTCATCCGGTTGTAAGGTTAATACTGTTGGACTTAAATTGTGATTGTCACAGGGTGTACAATACTTTTCTGAGTACCAATTAATTTGTCTGCTTGTCATTCCCTAAAAGTTTATCATTAATAAATCCGGTACCATTCCCCCCAACTTTATTTAGGAAGTCCACTTCAACTTTTGCTGAGTTGATAATGGTTTGAGCTACATCAGAAATAGCTTTTGCCCTGTCTATATCCATTGGTTCATCTTTATCAGCTAAAGCTTCAATGGTTGCAAATAGATGATTTCTTAAATCTTCAATCTTGTTTTTCATTCAGTTTCTTTTTTAATTTGTTGTTTAATTTGATTAAGTTTCTCAGTTCCGGTGGATATTTAGTCATTCGGTTCCTTTCCATATTCTCTTTAAGAGTAATTGCTTCTAAGTTATCCAGTGCAAAGTTTCTCCGGTTCTTGTCTTTAAAAATGATGATAGTTCCTTTAGGCATTGGTCCATAAGCTTGTTCCCATATTAACCTATGCTTCATTTTAAACTTTCCTTTACTAACTCTGACTTCAACATAATCATCAACAGTAACCCTTTCATATCCATCCCATTTAGTATTATGTGGTTCATTGCCTTTAGCAAAAAATGTCACTTTGCATTTCTCATACTGATCAGCATCCATCTTCTGACCTTTGTTAGGTGGGATTTGCCCAGGTTTAAATCTTTGATTAATACCTGCAAACTTTAATCTGATAGCTTGTCTTTGCAGTTCTTGTCTTTGCCATTCTATTGACTTCTTTATTTTGATTTTGGAAGCATAGTTATAAACTTGTCTAACATTGCAGTTGAATATTTTAGCAACTTCTTCAGAGAACATATTAGGATATATTTCTTTAAAAATCTTTGTTTCTTCTTCAGTCCAATATTTCTTAGTCATTGTATTGGTTTAAGATTTTTTCAACTTGTTTCTTCACCTGATCCTTATGCTTTGATTTTACATAATAGTAGTCCTGGACTTTCTTTTCTTCAGTTGGTTTTAGTAACCAGGGTTTAGGTCTATATTCTTTTCTTTCGGCTTTTAATTTCGGTGTTTGTTTGTTCATATATTTCTTTTTGGATAGGAACTTCAGATAGATTGTTTTCATTAACCCAAAATTTGTGACCTGATTCATTCTCAACTAACCTCATATCAAGTGAGTAAGTTATGATTGTAACCTGGTCACCTTTGTGTCCATTTACTTTTCTACTTGAAGCTCCTATTGAATTGTTAATTAAATATGCAGTTTTATTCACTTTCAATATCTCTTATTTCTAATTGGTCAAATTTACAAATTGCTACTGCTCTATCCAATTCATATCTTAAAAGATTATTGGATTGCTTTAAAAGATTAGATTGAGCTTTTGCTTCTTCAACTGAAATAGCTTTTTGCTTTAATAACATCATTGTAGTGTAACAATGCTTTAACAACTCTTTTGAATTTACTTGATTTTTACTTAGCATAAGTGTTTTGTTTTTGGTTTATTAATTGGTTTATTTGTTTGATTAAATCATCACTTGTTTTTACACATAATCTATCATCTATTGGATATAAATTCCTATGAAATAAATTCCATAACTGATTTTCATAACATTCGTGATACCCTTTAGATTTGATATATTCTAATGCTTTTTTATAAGATTCATTTAATTCATCATTATTGCATAATTTATCAAAAAATGGTATTTCAGAATAGATACAATATTCTTTACCAGCATTATCACAATATGTATAATGTATATCATAAATATTTTTCTTCAATAATTTTCCATCTTTTCTTAATGAAATAATATTATCATCAAATTTCATTCTCATATTTTTATATACTACATTGTATGTATCTCCAATTTTAATTTTATCACATACTCTTGAAATTAAATCTTGATAGAAATCATATCTATTATGATGTGAAACACAACAATAATGATTTACTATAAAAAATTCATTATAAGCATAAAACAAAAATTTGTCTTTCATTGTACAATATTCTTTATCTCTACAAAACATTGAATGTTCATCTAATAAAAATTCTTGCATAACAAACTATTTTTTAAGGTTTGATAATAATAATGCTTCAACTTCTTTACTTACTTTATATTTCAATCTTACTTTGTCCATAGTACCATTGTCTATTAAATAAGCTAATACTGATGAAAATTCTTTGGTGTCTTTATTTAACCAGGGTAACTCCTTCTTCTCAGGTTGTTGAGGAGTTCCATTCCCATAGGTAGCATAATTCCCATCATCATCACTTTCTAAAATATTTAAAAGTAAAGCACTGGTCAATGCATACCTTTTTTGATAGGTCAGACAAGATCCGATACCCTGGGCATCATCCTTTACAGGTCTTATTCTATAAACTGATTGAATCCATTCTCCTGATTCGTGCATAACTATTGTAGTAAGACAATGGTCGGCAGTAGGAAATTGCATAACTGCAAGTCCTGATTCAGCTAATGGTTCTTCAATGGCTTCAATAATGTTTCCTAAACTTGCATAGGATGATTTGAAGAAAGGATTTTTAGCATCCTTAGTAATTGCTCCAACCTTTACTTTGAAGGTTATTAGAGCTTTGCAAATGTTCTTAATTGATTCACTTTTTTTCATTGTTTTGATTTTTAGTTGTTTTGTATTTATTTATGAAGATTAATATATCTAAGATTGCTGATACTGTTACATACCAAATAACAAATATCAATATAAAGATTAGCAGTATCAAGATGCAATAATGTTGAGGTGATTAATTGCTTTTCTATATTCTTGCTCAAATTCTTCTTTACTGATAGGAACTCCCTTCTCTAATAATTCTCTTATTCTTACAACAGTATCAGTATTGATTTCATTTTTATGGTCATTAATAGGAAAATCTATAACAGAGGTTTCAGCAACTGAGATAATGCCTGTGTCATAAATCTTGTAAAAGAATCCACCATAAGACCTGGTGTAATAAGCTGGAGTTTCAAACTCAACATAAGATGTCTTGGTTGTAATAATTGGTAACTTCATTGTTTTGATTTTTAGTTTTTAAAAAAATAGTTTGTCTAAGATTTGGTTTCCAAATAGGCAGATTAAAATAATAATTGTGCAAGTGATTGCTGCTTCAAGATTAGAAGCTTCGGTGTGGTTGTTTTGAATTGGTTGCTTTTTCATTTTGATTTGTTTTGATTTAGGATTCAAAGATATATCTTTTAGAATTATAAAACAAAATTATTTAGAACTTTTTTTAAATTATTTTTTAACCTTAATATAACTAATTGATAACCAATAGTATAAGTACATAAAAAAAGCCAGTGTAGAAACACCGGCTGATCACAAAACTAAATCAAAACACAAATCAAAGTTTAAATCAAACTCTAATCTTCTTCATCATTATCAAATAGTTCATCATACATTTCAGTAATGCAAATATCTATAATCTTCAATGATTTTCTTTTAATTCTCTTAATCCTTTTTTCATCTTCTTTAGATATTATTGCAGTGTCAATATCTTCTACTGCTGATAGTGCAAAATAAGCTGAGTTAATATATTCTCCGGCAGTTGTAAATTCAACAATTCCTTCTTCAAGCATTTCAGTTTCAGCTTCTCCAGTTGTCAAGTTTTCCTTTACTACTTCAGCAATTACTTCTTTTATTTGTTCGGTTGTAGGATTATTTTCCATCGGTATTTTTTAAAAGTTGTAGATCAGGTCTTTCATCATCAACCCTTCTGCCCATTTGCTTTTCATTAATCCTTACTGAGTTTAATCTTCTATACTTTTTGCATAAGCTTTCAAGTACTGCAATCTTTTCACTCATTGGAACATACTCCAAAATCTTTTCAATATCTCTTTTAATCATTTTTATAATGTTTGTCTATTAATAAAACCCATATTACTGAAATCACAACAACAACAATAAATTCAAATAAATATATTTTCCACATTGCTACAATTATTTATCGGTTTTTAATTGATACTTACCACAGGTTTGACATTGGTACTGAATCTTTTTTAGTCCTGTTGAACTTATTCTCCGAGCTTTTATGTGCAACTCATCTGATCCACATTCCTGACAACTTCCTCTATCCTGACCAAATACCACTCCAAAATGTGTTTTAGGTTCTATATGTCCGGATAACTTTTTGTAAACCTTCTCCAACAATATTACATCCATTTGACAATACTTAATCATTTTGTCCATAGATTTTTTGCACTTGTTGAGAACGATGTCCTTCCAAAGATTGTACTCAGTTTTTATCTTACTTCCTATGCCTAAGAACTGAGCAATATAATTCAACCGGTTAGAGTTGAATCTGAACTTTGACCTACTGATTTTTAAAGTATCAATGGTCTTATAAGAAGGGAACATTTCAATCTTATGGAATAGGCACCTGGTCCTGATCCAAGCTAAATCAAACTTATCTCCATTATGGCCAACAAGTTCATCAGCTTCATTTGCTACCTTAATAAACTTTTGTAGTAAAGCTTTATCACATTGTTTTAAATCCCAATGTACAAACTCAACATTCTTATCATCTTCCCACTTCCAACAAATGCAAATGATTGCTCTTTCTTTAATGATGTTTGAAGTGTCAATATTCTTTTTAAATCCTGCTTCCCAAAACAAACCAATGTTTGGTGAAGTTTCAATGTCAAAAAATAATCTTCTTCTTTGAGTTTTTAGTTTTTTAATTTTAGTTTTGTTTTTAACAATCATATTTTAAAGTATAGGTTAGCTTCTTCTTTCCTTCTGCTTACAAGTCCTTTAAGGACTTTACCATTTGCAGTTATGTACTTCGTTACAAACCAATCCATTATATAACTGTCCTTTGCTTTTCTATTCACAAGATCAAATAAAGTATCTGAACCCCCTGTGTTCCAGGTATGTGAAACCAATGCATCAAACTGATTCTGAGTTAAAGATAGTTTAATTTTATTATTAACAATACTTTCAAATTTTGGTAACAAATTCTTAAACAACTCCTCAGCTCTTGCCTGAGTAATTTTATCCCCTTCTTTAACCTTACTTCCATTCTCATAAAAAGTATTTCCAAATCCAATAGTCCATTTACCTGCACTACATTGATAAGCATTTAATTTGCAAGATTCCCACTTCTTAATTAATGCTATTCCTTTTTGTCCGGTTGTCATTTCTTCTTTTTAAACAGGTGAACAAGTAATGAAACTATTAAAGCAATTAGAAGCCAAATATTAAGCTTCATTGATCGGTCATATCTTTTATGTGATTCCTGCCTTTCATTCTCTAAATACTTAATTGTGTACTTTTCAGCAGTAGAAACCATTATAACTGTATCGTGGATTGCAGGAAGATTTTTGTAAATGGCTCTATACTTAGTAACTAAGTCCTGACATTTCTTTAACTTGACAATAGTGTCAAACTTTGTCAAAGTATCATAAAAATAAATACTATCTATTTTAAGCTCATTTAAGCTATCTATTTGCTTGATAAATACTTTGTATGCAGATGAATCAGAAGTGCCTTTAAATTGACTACAGGGATACCACAAAGCACTTTTCTCAGCAACTAATTCAGGATAATTGATTTGTGCCTTATTTAAGGACCTTTCAGCTTTCTTTTGAGTATAACAACCCCATAAAAAAAATATTGAAAAAATGATTACAATTACCCTCATTAGTATTATTTTTGTGCTGATAAACTTATTTACAGGTTTAATTTCTTAAAGGGTAAAAGCTCCATTTCTATGGAGTTTTTTTTTATTAAATGCAATTAGTGAGTGTGGTACAGTACCTTTCATTCCTGTATCTCATCTCAAAGAGATGATTTTTTCTTTAAACTAACCCTTTCACTAATTACTTCTCTGACTTAAAAGTTTCTCCCTGAGAATTAGTTAATAAATTCTTTAAAAGATAACCAAGTCCAGTAGTGATTGCAGTTGTAGTAATTAGCTTCCAATCAAAAGTCAAACTCCCTGCTTCAACAGTATTGTAAATAATTGTCAATGCTGAAGTTAAAACTGCAACAATTAACCCCTTTCCTAAATCCTTAAAATCAATGTTTAAAAATGGTGAGTTCATATATTTATTGTTTGGTTTAAGATTCTAATTTAGTAATTCTCTTTTCGTGGTCATCTACATCAGCATTCAATCTCTCAATATCTTTAGTATGACTAATATTGTCAATTAAGATATTCTCCACTTTCTTTTCAAACCTATCTAATCTTTGAATAAAGGTTTGACCTAAGTAGCCAATGATACCAATCACAATAAGCATCAGCCAGTTTGTTAATTCCTGTGGTGTCATAGCAAAATAAGATTTAATTGTTCAGCAACATAATTCCAAATGATATCATCAGAAGCTCCCCATTGTTGAATTATTGAAGATGGGATTTCTATATTAGCAGTGATATATTCAAATGCTGAAGCCGGTTCACCTTCCATTCCGATAAGCTTATAAGTTACCTTCCCATTACCATCGTCAAAATGATAATCAAAAAAATTAGTTAAAGC